GCTGTGGATTCCCTCCATCCCCGTGTGCTCTCCCAGGAGGTGACACACGGTCAGATGATGGGCACCTACCTTTCCTTCCCTCTCCTGTGTCTCCAGTCCTACGTTGCCGCTCGTTGGGCAACTCGTGGGACGGACGCGGGGTATCTCATCAATGGCGATGACTGCCTTATAAGCAGTCCACTTCCGGTGGCGAACTCTGATTACCCTGAATGGGCAATCATCAATGAGTCCAAGACCGGTCGTTTCAAGGCCGTTGCTGAGATTAATTCGACCTGCTTCCTCCGGGGAGCAGACGATAAGTGGAAGGAGGTGAGGCACCTCAGGAGGGGTGGTGGTGCGAATGACCTTCAAGGTCATATCCACCAGGCTGCTGTTTGTCGTGCAGCCGGAACGATGTGGGAGCGTGCCTTCGTCCTTGCGAAGAGTCGTTCTCGGTGGTGTCTTCTTCCCAGCCAGCTGGGTTTCGATACCACTGTACTTGAGTCGTTCAAGTACGAAAGTCGTTTGAAACGACGGGGTTTCGCGGTCCTGCCGCGTAGCTCAGGTCTCGACGACGGTCGATACGTCCTACGTGACGAATCTACCTCAATCGAGAGGTTGGAGGTCAAGCTGGACCTGTGGGTGAACGGTCGGTCTTTTATGACCGAGCGGGATCAACTCTCTTGGAGCGCATTTTCGCGTCTTATCCAGAGACCCAGTGCTGCGTTTTTACGCGCGCGTGCACTTGGTTGGGGGGGTACTGAGCTTTCATACGTCAGTAAACCCTCTGTTCTTCCCGTTCCTTGTCCGCGTGGCAAGGTCGTTCTAGCGGAGTCTAGGCTTTCCCCTGAGCCTGGGCCAAGCTATGAGGAGATAGATGGGGAGCTCTATCTCTTGATCGAACCCTCCCTCAGGTTTACCTGAAGGGTTTGACGTGGTGTGTCGTGCGCCTGCGCACTCTTTACCCTACGGACTCCGCCTGATAAGGCGCTCCATAGTAGATCTCTCCTCCGCAAGAGATTCATCGTCAACACCTGCGTATGCGGGTGGGTGGATCCGCCTCATGATAGGGGCTGGGGGACCTCTGCTAGTTGCAGCAGGAGGTGAGGCGGCTAAGCCTCGGCGAGGAACATGTAGGCAACTCTGTTCCGGTATTATGACGGCCTGCGTCAGCTGATTCGTTCAGCGGTCGGTCGGAATGACGTCGTGGTGTATCCGCGGTCCCATAAGTCAATTAGGGATGTAGGATGGTGTGCTGGCGTGGCCGGCAAGTGGTCGTGCAT